CGGTACCAGATCGAAAACGACGGGGCGTCGTCGCAGGTCAAGGAGAAGGGCCCACCGCTCGACCCATCGATGAGGGTGCCGCCGACCACCGCCGCGCTGACAGGATCACGCGGATACCAGAAGTAATCGCAGAAGCGCGTCGTCGAAGACCCCGTGTTTTCCGTTGCGAGGCGAATCCATGGGAAGCGCGGGTCACTGCCGAGCCTGGAGATATAGCCGTCGGTGCCTGGAATAGGATAATCCAACTTCACATAATCGGCGGTGGTCGCCCCGTTGGAGTATTTGCTCGGGTCCGCAATGTGGTAGAGCGAGTAGGTATAGGCGCCTGCGTCACCGTCCCGCTTTGCGAGGATGTCGGAAAGATAGCACCATGCGTCGCCCCACGGGTCTTCCTTGCCTCTGTAAATGCAGGGGTGCAGGCCGTCGGTGTTGGAGGTCGGCGACCCGCTGCTGGCGATCACGCTGTCGGTCGCCCCGTTCTTCCACGGCCGCGATCCCACATAGTCGCCGACTGCCGTGGTGATGGTGGCGCCGTCGAAGTAGATCGCGGAGGTGTTCGTGTCGTAGGTCTGGACGGAGGTGACGAGGCGGTTCTTCGCCTTTTCGTCGGCTGCTATGTTCGACGCTGAAATGCTGATTGCCTGGCCGACGGTGAATTTGCTTGCATAAGCTTTGTCGACGACGATCCGGTTCGTGCCCGTCTCCGCCACGGTCGCCCGGGTCGCGCCGGAGTATGGCATGACGGAAGCGCCCGCCATGACGCTCTGGAGGTTCCTGGTGGCGAACTCGACGACGGCGAGGATGGTGTCGACGTACTTTTCGGCGGTCGTCTCCAGAATGTAGCCGGCGCCCTTCGCGGCCGCGTTCGTCATAAGGCCGGTCAGGCTGCCGTAGTCGCTGAACACTCCCGAGATGCTGGTGGGGAGGTCGTTGACCATCGCCAGGCGGTATTTCGGGGTGTAGCTGTGCGACCGGAGGGTGCCGTCGGCCTTGATGCAGTGGGGGCTCGGGAGGAAGCCGTCATACTGGAACGTCGAAATTTCCATCACGTCGTAGCTTCCGTCCACGCAGTCGCGGTAGTAGAAAAGAGGGGTCTCCACGTAGACGTCTGCTCCTGTCGCCGTGAACCCGGGCTCGCCTTTGTATGCCGTGACCACGAACCCGCCGGCATCGGTGAAATGTCCGTTGCACTCGCGCCGGCCGGCCCATGGCATGATCTTGTCAAAGTCATTTTGAGGGGCCGTTGCGTCGGTTCCCACGCCCGCCAGAAGGCCGATGGCGTCGCCCGTCCTCTCTCCCACCGGGTTGGTGGCGTTCAGCGGCCAGCGGACGCCGTACCGCTTCGGGTAGGCGTTGCTCTCCAGCTTTGTGATGCGCCCGTCGAGGGAGCTGTTGACAGCCTGCAGCTCTGCCTTCGTTGCCGAGACGGAGCTGGGGTCGATGGAAATGGTGAGCGTGTCGGCGTTCAGAACGGCGATCTGCACGGAAAGCTCAAACTCTCCGGCGACGCCCTGGCTTGCCTGCACTTTGAGGGTGTCGGGGTAATTGGCGACCGCGATCAAATGGTTCTGATCGTCGAGGACGCCAAGCTCGCGGATGGTCCATCCGCCCACGTCGGGCGGGACCACCGACGTGATGGTGATGATGTTTCCGTCGACGGAATAATCCGTGACGGCCCCCGACCACTTCTGCCCTTTGAGGGCGGTCATGTCGGGGGTCGGAGTGTACTGGGTGCCTCCGCCGTCGCCGACGGCAAAGGTGACGATGTTCACCTTTGTGCCGGAAGCTGCCGCCGTGGCGATGGCACTTTTGCCGAAATTGGTCAATATCGTTTTGTATGCCATGTTTATGCCTCCTCGGTTGATGCGCACACGGTGGAGCGTATGCGGTTTTTGACGATTGCTGCGAAGATCGGCGCCCCCGCGGAGGAGGCGCTGCGTTCAAAGTCTGCCTGCACGGAATGGATTATTTTAAGGCCGAGGGTCGCCGCGGCTGTGGCGGCGCCGGAGCTCTGGGCCGATGTCTGGAAATCTGCCGGGATGGTGTGCTTCGTGCGCTGGCGCACCAGCGCGGCAAGGTCCGCCCCTCCGGCGGATTCGACCTCGATCTGGATGATGCAGGTGACGCAGGTGGGAAGAAGGTTCCCGACCATCTCCGCCACCTGGTCAAGCGTGAATCCGGCCTCCGCCAACTTCGACACGGGGAACCGAACGAATTTCACCTGGCATGGAACGTCCGTGTCCTGGAGCTGAACGTCGGAAAGGTCGCATCCGAGCATCTGGGCGATGGCGCTCTGTATGCTCGCCTGGTTCCCGGTGGACTGGTTCCGGCCGATTTTGTTCAGAATCAGATAGCGGTATTGAACGTCGTTCTTCTGCCCGCGCTTCTGGCCGGCGCTGGAGCCGATCAGGTCCAGGCTTTTCCCAGTCGCCTGCTCGATGCTCCTGGAGTTGTAAACGTCCTGAAGGTCGGCGTGGAACCCCTCCATGGTGGTGTGGTTGATTTCGAGCAGCTTGTAGTTGTTGCTGCCTTCGTCATGCCGGAAAACGCTCGGGAGGTGGGATGCCGGATTAGCTGTCGACATACTCTACCACCTCCACGTCTATGCCGCCCACGACGGCCACTTGGGAGGGCGAGCACGGGACGCTCTGCGCGTCATAGGTCGTTCCATCGGTCGAAATGAGGAGCTCCGATGTCTCGACGACGCCGGTGACGCTGTGGATATAGGAGTACATGCGCGACAGGATCACATCGTCCCCGTTGGTGAGGCTGTTGAAATAGCTGGTGAGATTGCTGACGATCTGGTCGTGCCCGTCTGCCTCAAATTCCGAGCTCACCTTCACGGTGGCCTTGATGTAGATGGGCACGTTCGTGACCCTGCTGAATTTTACATCATGGGAGAACCCGCCGGCGTCCTGCACCTGAACGGTGACGCTGCCGGTCGTCCTGATCCCGATGGGCTTCTTGCGGAAGATCGCCGCGGCGACGTCGTTGTCCTGGTCCTCCGGGGCGAAAACATAACACTCGAAGCTGTTCGGCGGTCTTCCGTCGGCGTCCACCGTATCCGTGTCATTTTCGACGACGATGCAGCCTTTGACGTTCGACACGCGCATGATCTCGGCCTTTATGGCGTCGCTGGTCGCGCTGCCAGCGCCGGCGCTGGCGAGGTGGTACCGGCTGCGGAGGGTCGGGTCCGTCTCCTGGTCTTGGCCGGGCGTAACGATGCTGATGTGGCGGATGCTCTCGACCTCCGCGTCCGGGTTGATGATCTCGGAGATGGCCGGCGGCGCCACGTTCCCGACCGTGCCGTAGTCGGAGCAGTAGACCTCCGCCGTCACTTTTCCGTCGGAGCCGATAATGGCGTCCTGCTCCGTGTGGAATTCGATGCCGTCCGCCGTCCCCACAAGGAAGCCGGCCGGGATAATATACCCGACGGTGCCGGTGAATTCCACGGAGTGCACCGCGTTGGTCGGCGGGTTCCGCGAGATGCTGACCGCCACGCACTGGCGGTCCAGGTCGACCCCGCGCGCCGTGTCCGGGAATCCGGCATAATATACGTTCTCCATGTCCTCGTAGGCTTCCGCGAGGTCATAGGCGTCGAGGCGGATGAATTTCCCGAGGGGGGTCTTTTCATCGGTGCTGATGTCGCTGCCGAACAATTCCTGTGCCCGGGCGATCTTCTGCGCGAGGATGTCTGCGTATAGGGGGCGCTGGAACCCTTTTTCGGTTAATGCTGCCATGGTATCACCTCTAATAGCTCTGCGATCCGGTCACTGTCTGTCCGGAGCTGTTTGTGGCCGAAAACGCGATTTTTAGCTTCCTGTTGCTGTCGAGAGTATGGTCGAAGCTGTTGAGGAGGAAGGTCTCGTCGACCTGCTGGAGGCCGGAGAGAATTTCGTCCCGAATGGCGTTGAAGTCCGGGTTCTTCACAAAGATGGTGCCGAAGTTGATCCCTTCCTCGGTGTTCAGGAACCACTCCCCTTTGTTGGTGCCTTCGACCGTCTGCACGGTCTGGCGGAGCAGTTCATCGCCGTCGATCATCTGGATTGAATTTCCAGAGATCACGGCGTCTCCTTTTTCGTCAAGCTGAAATCCTTTCATAGCACCCCCACCACCACGCTGTCCTTTATTTCGTGATGCCCGGCGGCCGGAACCGACGAGCTCCCCCGCCTTGCGGCGGTGATGTCTCGTTCGCAGGTGACGCACATGCAGATGTCGCCCGCCTGAATCGGTGACAAGGCGACGTGCTTTACGTTGATGCCGCCGGCCGCCGCGCAGGCGGTTTCGGTATAGCCGAGCTTGTATTGCGCGTTGTGCAGGACTGGAATATCCGTGAGGACCGATTGGCTAATCGGGTTTTTCCCAGCCGCCTGCTGTTTCGTCAGGGGCTGCACGGTCGCCGTTCCCGCCGCCTGGTTAAATGATACGATCCGGCCCAGAAACGCCGTGTGGAGGCGGAGAAGGGCCTGCTCGACTATGGTGTTTATGGTGCCTCCCGGTGTAATCACGTTCTATCCCTCCCTTATTGGATGGCCGTGACCTCAGTGATGAAGTCCGTGCCGTCGTAGCTGTGCTTGCCCTCCAGCACGTGGAATTTCCCCTTCGCGTCTTTGCTGTTGAGATTGATGATCGAGCCGACCATCATGTGGTGCTGGAGAAGCATTTTGATCTTGTACCCCTTCCGGGTCTCGGTGTAGTTGTCTTCCTTGATTTCCTCCTCGTAGTATTCGGGGGCGTCAATGAGGCCGGTGTCTACGCTAAGATTGAAGGTGGGGCCATTGGAATCCCGCACATCCATCGCGTAAATCTGCCCCTGGAGGATGAAGGCGGAAATCCCGCACACCTTGGCGTATTTTTGGACGTTCTGCATCAGACCTCCGTCTACATTGGAGGCGTCCTTGTAGGTGTAATCCTTCCGCGGCCGGAACACCACGACGGGGAGGCCGACCTTTGAAAGGAGCGTCCGCAGGATGTAAGAGGCTTTCGTCCCCGCCTTGAAGGCGATGCTGGCGATGTCGCGTTCTTTCAGGCTTTTGTCGTCGAGGGCGTTGATGGTCGTTTTGAGGTCCACGCCGACGTGGGTGCTCCTGGGGGCGGCCGCGATCCTGCCGCTGAATATGATGCCGGTGTCGCTGCCGTACCCCGCGGTGATGGTGATTGGCTCATCATAGAGGAGGTGGGCTCTGGTGGTTGGACTTAGGTTATAGACCGTGATCTCCGCCTCGTTTGCCTCCGTGTTATCGTCGAACGGAACGTCGAACTCCACGTCGAGCGTGGAGCCGTCGATTGTGACGCCGCCCGATTTGATGGTGATTTTGATGCCGAAAAGGCCGGCCGGCGGCGCCACGACGGCGTTGCTCATGGTCTGGGAAAGCATGTCGAACGATTTGACGACCTTCGAGAGCCGGTCTTTCTGCTCGGAAGTGTCCGGCTGGGCGACCACCTTGCTGTCCTGGATCTTAGCCACTGGAATCCGCCTCCTCCATGCCTTCGTCGTCGATGGTGAGGAAGACCGTTTTTCCGAAATTGTCCCATGTGACGGCGCTTTCCTGCCCGGATTCGTCGAGGGGAACGATGTCGATCTCCGGGTACTGGCCAACCGTGAATATGTCGCTGAAAAGCGGGACCCCGTAAATCAGCGGCTCCCCTGCGCAGATCATTTCGCCGTCCTTGTAAAGGCCGATGGTGAACAGGTCCGCGGCCTTGTTGTAGTCGACGCGGAGAGTGAAAAGGTCGCTCCCGAGCAGGATGTCGAACTGATACGGGATCAGGTCCTTGTTAATTTCGATGATGTCTCTCATGGGGTCACTTCCTGTTCCCGACCCAGAGCTGCCGGCCGATCTGGAGGGTTCGGAAGTCTCCGTATCGGCTGAACGCTTTCGGGTTGTTCTTCATAACGTCGTTGCATGAGAATCCGTATTGCCTGTATGGCGCATTTTTGGCTGCCACGAGGGCCCAAACGGTGTCCCCTCTCTTGACGGTGTGATAGACCTTTGTAGTGATGCTTTGCGCCTTTTTCTGCTGGGGGCCCGCCAGGGCGCGCGGGGCGATGGTCTTCACGGGCGTATAGGCGCTCGCCGCGATCCTGACCTCCTCCAGCGTGGCGTCAAAGGAAAAGCCACCCCATATCGTGTTGGGGTGGCTTGTGTTGAATGCGGTGAGCTGCATCTTTGAATAACCGTACCGGCCCTGGTAGGGGACGATGGTGCCGGCCGCCATCATGTTGGTGAGTTTCTGGAGTTTCTGCAGGGCGTCGGACCCGACGATCTCGCCCTTGATTTTGAGGACGGTCCCCTGGCGCCGCACGTTGTCGGTGAGGTCCACGCCGGATTCGACCGGGTGGCTTGTTTTGTCGACTGCGCGGTCCACGTCCTCGTCGGTGACGAAAACGTAAATCCCATTGAGTAAAGCCATCGGTCAAACCTCCTGTTCCTCTGGATATTTCCGGTTGATGCCCTCGAAGGAATCCTGCATGCCGTCCTTGACCCACTTCCGCACTTTCTTTTCCATCTCGCGGTCGCTTGCGCTCTGGCCGGCAATCGTGAGGTTGAACTGCGGGGCGTAGGTGCTGTACTCGGTCTTGCTGTTGCGGTAATTGGCGACGGTGTTCTCGGGGGTGTAGCCGGTTTCTTCGGACCCGGTGCCGTACCGGATTGTGCTGCCGACGTCAAAGGCGGCGCTTTGTACCGTCGGGATGCTCTGCCGCAGTCCTATGGCGGCGCCCTGGCCGACGAACGCGCCAGTCTGGATCATCACCCGGGAAGGGGAATGAACCTGGAGGGCGCTGTTGATGGTGGTTTTGATGCTGTTTGCGACGCGCTGGGCCTCCGCGATAACTGCGCCCGATCCGCTTTTCAATCCGGCAGCGAGGCCGGACATGATCTGGACCCCGGTGCTGTTCAAATTCACGGCTCCGAAAACCGTCTTGATGCTGTCCGCGGTCTTCTGGGCGTCCTGGGTGGCTGTTGCCGTCTGGGAGTTCATGCCGGCAGTCAGGCTTGTGATTGCCTGCGCGCCGGACTGCTGCGTTCCTGTGGTAATCGTGCCGAGGCCGGCCTTCGCGCTGGTTGCCACGCCGGCGGCGGCCGTTTTGACCGTCGCGGTGCCCGCGTTGAGGCCGCTGGTGAGGTTCTGGGTGCTGGTGAGGCCCGAGCTATACATGGATGCCGCGTTGAGATTCACGCTGCTCTGGGCTGCTGTGCCGAGGCCGGTGGCGGCCGTTGTAATGGAGGACTGGCCTGCCTGGATGCCAGAAGCGAAGCTCTGGGCGCCAGAGAGGCCGGTGTTATAGGTCTGGGTGGTGTTCAGGGCGAGGCTGTTGGCCGCCGTTGTTCCGAGAGTGCTTGCGGTGCCTGCGATTGCCGGCTGCTCCGCCAACATGCCGGAGTTGAACCCTTTGGCCGCCTCCTGACCGCTTGAGTTGCCTTTGCCGAATAGTGATTTGATGCCGTTAAAAAGGCCGGTCCCGATCCCTTTCACGATCTGCCAGCCCACGTCAATCCAGTTGGTGTTTAGAATGACCCCGACGATGGCCTGGACGAGCTGCGGGATCGCTGCTATGAGCTGCGGGATCGCCGAAATGAGGCCGGTAATAAGGGCTTGGATGATCTGGACCGCGGTCTGAACGATGGCGGGCAGATTTTGGGTGATACTGTTGCAGAAATCCACTACGAGTTGCACAGCCATTTGGATTATCATAGGGAGCGCGTTGACGATCCCCTGAACCAGCGCGAGAATAAGTTGCAGACCCATAATGATAAGCTGCGGGAGCTGCATATAGATTCCCGCCGCCAGAGTATAGACCGCCTGGATTGCCGCCGGGATAAGGGTAGGGAGAGCCTGCACAAGACCCTGAACGAGCGACCCGATGATTTGCATGGCGGTTTGGATGATCGTTGGAATCTGGGCCGTCAGACCCTGCACGAGCGTCTGGATCGCGGCGAGCGCCTGCGGGATTAGAACAGGGAGTTGCTGCGCGATGCCCTGTGCGAAGGAGATAATCACGCTCACGCCGATGTTGATGATCTGTGGGAGCGCGCTGATGATAAAGCTCGCCAGCGTCCCGACGATCTGTGCCGCGGCGGAGGCGATTTGCGACTGGTTCTGCTGGATCGTCGTGATGATCCCTTGTAGGACCTGGGTTGCCGCGCTCACAATGGTTGTCAGAACGGTGGGAAGCAATCCCACAATGGTCGTGACGAGCGTGTTCACCAGGGGGACCGCGAATTTGACGATCTTCGGAATCCCGGTCTGAATGGCCGAGGAGGCTTTTGCCATCATGCGGCTGAAAACGTCGGCGAGCTTGTTTTCGTCGCCGGCCTGCCAGCCGTTTGAAAATATGCCGTTGAGCTCCTCCGCGAAGTCGTTGAACCCGGAAACGGCGTTCATCACCGACGGGAGGAGGAGGGTGCCGATGTTCTGCCCGAGGGACTTCACGTTCATCTGGGCGACGCGCATCTGGTTGGCGAAGGATGTCTTCAGTGTCTTTGCGAAGTCTCCCTGTGCATCCTTTGTCACGTTCATCAAATACGCATAGCGTAGCTGGACCTGCTGTCCCTGGGATAGCTGGGCGAAGCTCTTTCCATAGGCGACGCCGAGGTCCTTCGCAGCTTTGGTCCCCATGAACGCCTGGAGGTTATCCTGGGACATGTTGATGCCGAGTTGCTTTAGGGGCTCCGTCTCGCCGCTGATCCCGGACCTGATTTTCTCGAAAGCGTCCTGGGTGTCGAGGTTATAGAACGATGCCAGGTCGCCGGAAAGCTGGACCGTGCTCTGCGACATCTGGTCGAGGTTTTTGGTCACCCCGGACGCCTTCATCATGGCGCCCATGGTGCCGACCATCGTGGTCGCTTCGGTCTTTCCGATGCCGGCGGATTTCGCCATGGCGTCGGACCATTTATTGATCTGGGTGGCCGATTTCGCCCCGAAGGTGGCCTCGACGACGTTCTGGGCCTCGTTGAGGTCGGACGCCATATCGGTGAGCTTATAGGCGGCGGCCGCGCCGGCGCCTATGGCGGCCGCGGTGCCGGCGATGGAGGCTTTGACCGCTTTGGCGGTCCCGGACGCGACGGTCTTGGCCGCGGCGCCGATCCCCTTGCCGATTCCTTTGGCCGCCTGGAGGTTCAGCTCGGCGAATTTCTTGCTGACCGAGCCGAGGCTGCTGCCGAGGCCCTGCAGGGATTTGACCGCCTTGCCGACGCCCTTGTCGAGCACGTCGGCGAACCCCTTCGCTCCGTTTTTCAGGGTGTCGAACGGGCCGCCTTTGGCGGCGGCTTTCAGGCTGGCTGCGAAGTTCTTCGAGGCCGTGGCAGATGAATGAAGGTACTGCGGGATCTGATTCAGCTTCGTTTTGGTCGCTGCCGCGAGGCTTTTGACCATATCGGAAATGCGCGGCGCCGCGCTGGCGGCTTCCTGCGCCACTTTCTTCGTCTGCTCCGCGGTTTTGCCGATCCCGTCACCCTGGACCTTCTTCGTGGCGGAGGCGAGGCCGTCCATGCCGGCGGTGGCGCCCTTCGCGGTGTCCTTCATCTTGTTGAGGCCGTCGTTGGCGGCTCCCATCGCGCTGGGGACGCTGGATTTCAGGCCGTCGATCTCCTTCACCACGTCGTTCAGCGGCCCGTCCTGGACGTCGAAACCGATCTGCACGATGTCCTGGCGGACCACATTCTTATCTGCCATTTTCTCCCTCCTCTCCTACTTTTTTTGCTGGCGCTTCAACTGCTGGATGTAGAAGTCGAGGGCTGCATTCGCCTCGTCCGCTTCATCCTGCGACATCTGGTGGAAGACAGTGTTGAAATCTAACCCCGCGTCAAGCACGAGCCTCCACAGGCTCCACCTTTTCCGCGCGCGACTTTTCACCTGTCTTTTTGTCAGATTCTCGAAACTTGCCCTGCATGACGTCCCTCCCGAAGGCTATCACTTCGTTCAGTTCGTCCATGTCGTCGAAGTCGTCGATGGTGAGGCCCTTCGGCTCCACGATCACGTTTTCGAGGACGTAGTTCGAGATTTTCACGGTGCTGGTGTTGCTGGAATTGTCGATGTAGCTTTCATCGACGGCGCGCAGCGCCTCGGAGAGGCCGTTGAACTGCGCCACGTACTTTTTTCCGCGGATCATCTTTTCCCGGGTGTAGAATTTCGATGCCATAAATGCGTCGCCTCCTAAAAATAAAGGGCGGGGAAACTCCCCGCCCGATGTTAGATGCTGTCTACCGTGTAGTCGAATACCTGAAACTCGAACTCACGGTCGTCGAGCTCCGCGGCCTGTTTGAGCTCGGGGTAGTTCTTAATCCGCGCCTGGGTGCCGCCCATGCGCTCCCCGATGGACTTGTTCGTGGCCCAGATCGGGAAGACCGTGCCGGCCTTTGCAAGGTCCATGAGCATGCCCTTCTGGGGGCTCGTGCCCTGCACGGCGACGGTGATCGTCCCGAGGGTGTTGTTGGTTTCGTTCATGACCACATCGCCCTGCGCGCCGACGGAGGTGGAGAAAAATTCCTCGTCCTTCTTGCCGGTTACCATATCCTCGCCGAGGCCGGTGATATAGACGCCGTTCGCGGTGATGGTGCAGTCTTTGGCATTGTACTGCGTCATTCTTTGTCGCCTTCCTTTCAAACTTCAATGGTGCCGTTGATTTCGGCCGTGTGGATCGCTCCGGCCAGGCTGAACGAGAATTTCCCGAGGGTGTATTTCCGGTCGGTCCGGTCGTTTGCGCTGGTCTGGCTCCTCGGGGCGTAGTCGGTCGCGTAGTCGTAGGTGCCGTCGTCGTTCTGGGCGATCATGCCGGCGAGTGAGGCGGTTTTCAGGACGTTCACGCAGACGTTCTCCAGCGTCGTGATGCCGGGGTTGTCGTAGCCGACCTTATCGGCCAGATTGAGGGTGCGCTGGGTCTGGTAGCCGATCTGCTCGATGATCCAATCCTTGCTGTCGATGATGTCGATATACTCGCCGCCGGCCGTTTTGCCCTCGCTGGTCACGTTGTCGCCGGCCTTCGTGACGAGCGTCAGGCACCCGGCGGTGTGTGCGGCTTCGATCTGGGTGTCGTCGATGTCCATGGGGGCGATACCTTTGAGAATCTGGTTCTTATAGGTGAAGCTGCCGGGCTTCTTTCCAGCCGTCGCCCCCACGAGCGCCGCCACGGCGTTCGGCGTGGTGTGGTAGAACAGGACCGTGCGGTTCAGCCCTTCGATCTTGTTCTCGCCGGTGACGGCACTCAAATCCGACACGGTGGCGAAAAACATCCGGTCGTCCTGGGTCTCGATGTAGGTTGCTATGTCTTTGAGGGGGCTTTCGCCCTCCGTTGCGGAGCTGGCGACGATAAGCTGCCGCCATCCGTATTTCAGGAGGCCCGGAAGGGCCGCCACCGCGGCGTCTGTGGAGCCGACGACGGCGATTTTCTCCGGCCGGTTATCCTGCATGAACAGCAGGCTCGCCGCGTCGTGCACGGCGCCCTCCTGCCCGAATGCGGTCTCCACATCTTCGAGCGAGGAACATTCCGTGTAGGGCTTCGCTGCGGTTTCTTTGCCCGAAAAAATAAGGGGGAAGCCAAACCCGGCCTGCCCGGTGCCTTTTTTCAGGCTGATGGTTACTTTTACATCGCTTGCCATGTGTATCCTCCTTTAAGTCTCGGCTGGCACCGCGGTCTCAATGATTCCGCTGGTCTCCTCAACCGTCTGCACGGTCTGGTGCATCAGCAGGAATGTCACGTCGAACCCGTTCCGGTGCTCATATTGCGTTGTGATTAGATTGTCTCGGTTGCCTACATTCCCGACGCGCTGCACGGTGATCCCGTTGTCCGAGAGGTAGACCCTCCCGGTCTCGTCGAACCACTCGTAGGCGAGAAGGGCGGCGCTCACGGATTGCGTGTCGTCGTCGGATTGTGAGGTAAGGCTCCAAATCTGCGGAAGCGGCTTGTAGGCGGTGCCGTCCTCCGCCCGGCTCCACCCCTTCGCGTCTGCGACCACCGGCGTGGTGATCGTGTATGAAACGTAGGGATAAGCTGGCGTCGGGCTCGTCTGGTTGGCCCGTATAACCTCGCAGGTGAACCCGCCGTCCTGGAGCGCCTGTTTCAGGCCGTTGACGATTGCTGTTTCAACTGCTCGCTGGTCGATCAAATTGGCTCACCCGCCTTAAAACATAAGCATAGACGTCCGCGTAGTCCGACCAGTCGGTGTCTTGCTCGATGGTGTAAATGTTCCCCTTGCTCTGGACGTGCGCGCCTTCCAAGGCGTCCGGCAGCGGGGAGGTCATGAAAAGCTGCCGATCCTGCGTCGTGTAGGTGCCGCCGGGCTGGTAGAGCTTCTGCTTTGACATAGGGACGATGGCGCCGTGTTTCGGGGAGGCCGGTGCCTCTCCCGGCACCCATTTTCCGGCATCATATGTCCCGCTGGCCGCCGGGAGGAAGTCGAAATCGCAGGAGTAGCGTTGAATCAGGCGCGCAAAATTGTATAGCTTCATGCCTATTTCACCTCGTATGTGATGCTCTCGATCATATCTCCCGTGTCGACCAGTGGGTTCGAGCTGCCTTTCATGGCGATGGTCATGGCGCTGTCTGGTGGGGTTTTCAGGGCTGCCGCGTAGGCTTTGATCTTCGTGGCGAGCTGGAGGCCCACCATTTCGCATAGCTGGTCGGCGCTGATCTGCCCGACCACGGCGTTCCCGAGCGCCTCCTCGCACAGGTCTATGACCTGCTTGTGGTATTCGTCGAATCCCGCGCGCAGGAATGAGCGTTCCGGGATCACGACGGTGGTGGTGGTTTTCTTTAGGGGATAGCCGGTGTGCTCGAACCACGCGCGCATTTTGGGCGTGACCGGAATCCGGCACCCGAATTCATGGATGCCGGCGAGCCACGCATTTTCCCCCATCACGCCGACGTTCACGGTCTTCCCCTGGATGTCTTTCACCGCGGCCTGAACCGCCGGGAAGTCGTTTTTCAGGGTCTTCCACGATACTGTCATAGCCATTGGCTCCTCGGGGCGGTGAACGTCACTTGGGATTTGAGGTACGGGCCCAGGAGTTCCTCTGCATACTGCCTGACGACCGAGCCGGTCGTGTCTGAACGGAAGGACTGCGACAGGCCGGAGAGGCTTTCGCTCGCCACGCCAGCCTGCTGCATCATCGCATCGGTGAATCGCAGAACAAACAGCTTCGCCGAAACGGGCATCGCCTTGACCTTGCCCTGGTCGATGCTCTGATCTTCGGCCTGCAGGTCGATGGTGGTGTTGTCCTGAATCCATTCCAGCGCGCTCGCGGCCGTCAGGACCGTTTCGGCGTCGGTCGCCGGGAGAGGAATGCCGGCGGCCGTGAAATCATCGGCCGTCATGGCTTAACCCCCTGCTACCGCTTCAAGCCTGTGGCGCAGGCAGGTGATGGGCACGTTCTTGTGGTCAACCACGAGTTGCCAGTTCGCCGGGACGGCGAGGTCTGCGTTGGCGGCGTACTTGGCGGTGTTGTCGATAAATGTCTGGGCGACCCACGAGACCCCGATGGGGTGCAGCACAAGTGCCCGGCGGTTGATAAGATAGTTCATGCCGGACTTCTTGTTCCGGTCCGTCTCAGTGGTCACAAGGCCCGAAGGAACGCCGTCGGCGCGCGCAAGGCAACCGGCGCCGAGGAAATAGGTGTCATAGACGCCATTGGCGGCCGGGAGGCCGTCGTCCACGATGATCCGGTAGCCGAGGTAGCGCATGCTTTCGAGAGGCGAGAGGGAGTTGTCGATCACGGGAAGCTGGGTAATCAGCTTGTTGCGCTGGAGGTAGGTGAATGTCATGCTGTGCATAAAGACCGTTCCGATCTTCTCGAAGGCATCCCCCATCGTCTGCTTGGTTTCGAGCGAGGCACCGTCGCTGATGATCGAAGCGTCGCCGGCCTCGGAGGAGATGTCGTTGACATGAGATTTCAGAGCGCCTGCTGCGGGATCAGTCAGGGCTTTCAGAATTGCGAGGATGATCGCCTGCTCGCGACCGACCCACCAATCTGCAATCAAGTCCCCGACGGCCGCCAGGGGATCGGCGCCGCCGAATACACGCGACAGGTCAGTGTCGCCCCACATCTTGCCGCGCACGAGGAGTGTGGCCTTTTCGTTTCCGGTGGTGATTTTGTTCTCCGCAAGTTCGCCCTCGCCGAAGACTTCATCTTCTCCGGAGAGGGGATTGAAGAACGGCATCGTGATGATGTTGCCGCCCTGGGGCTGGCCGTTGATAAGCTGGGAGAGCTCTGCGCTGGTGGTGGTGAGACCGGATTTCACCAGCGTGGACTTTTCCGTGGTCCGTTTCACCGTGTAGGCGGTGAACTTCGAGGGAACGATCTGCATGTCTGCGATGGAAGTGATGTTAGTCGCCATTATAAATCCTCCTTAAAAGGTTCCCGCCTGCCCGGCGGGCGTGTTACTCCGCGTCGGCGGCCGCTTTTAACGACTTCGCCAGCTCGGGATTGGTTGTTTCGAGTTCCATCTGCCTGGTGAGGTTGAAGGTCTTGGATGCGTAGGGGTTGTCGGTGGCGCCCTCGGCACCCTTGCCGGGAACGCGCCCGCTGCCTTTGAACGTCTTGTCGACCTCCGCCTTGACAAATTTTTTGACCAGGACGCCGAAGGCTTTCACCCGTTTGTCGATGGTGTCCTCGTCGGCGCCGAGGACAAAATCCACAAGGGCAAGGGACTGGTCGCTGCCGTCGTCCAGGCCGGCCGTTTTGATGGCCTTGATCGCATAGAGGCGGTTTTCGCGCTCCTGGAGCTCCGCCTCGCGCTGGGCGAGGGCATCTTCGCGCTCCTTCCTGTCGGCAGCCTCGCGCTCCTCCGCGGTCATGTGCTCGCGCTTCACCCGTTCGAGCTCCTGCTTGAGGTGCTTGTTCTCGTTGCCGAGCTTGTTGGTGGCGCGGTCGATGGCGCTCTGGATGCGCCGGTCGAGGTCGTCGTCCGGGGGCGGGTCCTTGTCGTCGTCGCCATCACCGTCCTTATCGTCCGGGGGCGGGTCCTGGTCTTTCGTGGGATCGTAGTTCGGGTCGATGGCTTTTGCCATGGCGTCGAACTGTGCCTGGGTGATCTTGCCGTCTTTCAGGAGCTGCTTTAATTCTTCGATGGTCATAATTGCTTCATCCTTTCGAGTTCCTCACGTTCCGTAAGGCCCACAAATGAGTACGCCGGCGCCGCCCCACCTGCTGGAGTTGCGGCCGTCGTCGTCCACGACGTTCTGCCGGCAGTTTTCCGACGTGCCCAGGTCGCGGCTCACTTTTTCATGTTTGCGATGCCGTAGATCACGAGGGCGGCGCACTCGACGAAGATCGTCGCTATGACGCCGGCCCAGAATGGATTGACATACACGGCTCTCTCCTCCTTAATCGGGCAATTTCAGACACCCGGCATCCATCATCGCCTTCGCCATCTTGGGGAACTGAATGGCGATCCAGTCCACGGTCTCCTCGTTCCGCGCCCAGCTCTCGCTTTCGAGGCCGGATTCATAGAGAAAAGCGTGGACCAGTTCGTGCCTGACGACAGTATCGCGGTAGGACAGAATATTTTCCTTCTGCCTCGGGTCGTCGGTTTTGTCCATGCGGTCGATCAGGCACTTGTGCGTTGAACTGTCGCAGAACCCGTCCAGGCTATCGAGCCTCGGATTCTCCTTTGTGGTGGAAAACTCAATCGAGTAATCCTGCCCTAACACGTTGACTGCCTTCATTACGTTGCCTCCTCGGTTTTTTGTAGGCTGTATTCCAAAAAGCACCGACAGTTGATGTCCTGGCCGGCAATGCCGGACTGCCCCGGCGCTTTTGTGGTCACTCCCGGCGCGAGCCGGAACTCCGCGTCGACCGGCACCGTGACGCCCTCCATCTTCACGTGGTTGGCGGCCCCGATCCGGGTTTTGATGATAAACTTGCCTTTGCGCTTCACGCGCACCTGTGGGCGCACACGCTCGTCTTTCATGGTCCGCCAGGTCTTCACCATCTGGTAGCCGGTCTTCGCCTGCTGCAGGGCGGAGTTGACGTTTGTGGCGGAATCATGGAGGCCGGCTTCACGGACGCGGTGAGATTCCGTGCGGGTGATGCACATGGCCTTCGTGTAGTTGTTGCCGACCTCCTTGGAAATCCTGCGCGCCATGGTGGTGTAGCGGTCGCCGTTGGTGAGGCCGATCCCGATTTGCTGCTTGATGTTGTAAACGATCTGGTTCCGGTGCCGTTCGAGGGTATCGGAAAGCGTGAGGCCGCTGATGGGGTTTTGAACTGCCCGCCGCACGATCTCCGGCGTGGTCCCCTGAACGCCCGAAAAAACCGCCTGTAACCCCGAGGCGTCGCTGGTCTTGTTGACCGCTTCGACCATGCCGGAATAGGCGGTTTTATAGGTGTCCTCCACGATCTTTTGAATCTCTTTGGACGCCTCGGGAGCTATGCTGTCGATCCGCTGCACGATCTCCTCCATGAACCGGGCGTATTCGCCCTTTTGCTGGAGAACGTCGTATGTGAGGGAATCGTCCTCCGCGAGCTGGGCGTATTTCTCGCCGAGGAACGCGCGGAGGTCTTTTAGAAGAAGCTGATAAATCCGCCGGATTTCTTTTTCAGCCCCCTTCTCGCGGTGGTCAGAAACGCGGCGGAGCTGCGCGATCAAAGAGTTAAGGTCTTTACGGCTGGGCCTCTCCGGCATTGTTGTTCACCTGCTTTCCGGTGCCCGCGGTGCCTCCATCGCCCTCGCCGCCGGCTGCTTCTTCCTCCTCGTCCCCGCCTTCAAGCGGCGGGATGCCATTCTGCTCCTCCTCAATAAGCTGCATCACGTAGTCGATGTCGTCGATGCAGGAAAGGCCGATGCTGAACGCGATCTGTTTCGGCAGGCCGGCGTTTATGAGGGCCTGCGTTGCCTGGGCTTCGTTCAAAATATCCAGCGGGAAATTCCGCTTGAAGTCCATCGTACACTGGAGAGGGTCCACGGTGATCCGCTTTTTCCCCCAGCTTTCGGCAAGGAGGCGGAACATGTAGGTGCCCGCGCTCATCATCTTAGCCTGGAACATGCCGCATTTGGTTTCGAGGCCGGTGAGCTTGAATTTGAGGGCGACGCCGCTTGCCGTGCCGAACGCTTCATCGGAGAGGTTCGGTGTCTTGGAAAATCGGTAGATGTTGTCTTCGAGCCGGTCGAGGTGCTTCTCGTTCATGTCGCCGGTGGCATCCTTCGTCAGGAAGAACACCTTCCCGTTGTCGGTCGGGGACCGGTATCGAATGGCGCCGCTCTTTCTGGCCTTCCCGATCTCCTCGTCCGTGATGTTGACGTTCTGGAACACCATATAGGCGTTGGAAAAGCTCTCGACCTCGTTGCTGTCGTCGGAGATCGCCTTGTCATAGGCGTCAATGAGCGCCAGCACCTTCTCCGCGTCCCCCAGCATCTCCTTATTGTTGGGTATGCCCTGCAGGGGGCACATGTCGTAGAGGTTCGCCTTCGTCTCTTTCAGGACGAGGGCGCTCAAATCGCCCTCGTAAAACCTAATCTGGGTATCGTCGTAAAATTCGACGTGCCAAAACGGGTTGTCGTTTATGTCCATGCACTCATAGTACCTGATGGAATAGGTGGGCTCCGTGATGTCGCCCGTCTCCGCGAGAACGATGGTTTCGTATGGGGCGACCGGCATGCAGCGTTCGTTCCCGTCCGGGTCGTGGTAGAAAAGCCGGCCGGAATATCCGCAGATGGTCGCGTACTTGGTGGTTTCCATGTCGACGTCGTACATGTTGTTCCGGGTGATAAAGTCCGTCAGGGCCTTGCTGGCGTCGTCCATGGCCTCCTCGCCACCGGTGTCCTCCGAGCTCTCCGCGGTCTTGTTGTAGCTGTAACCGATTGCTTTCCCGGCGAAATAGCCGACCTTGAAGTCGACGATCTCGCCCATGAAATCGTTGTTGACCTTGTTGTTGATCGTGGCGTCGTCGTCGTCTTCCGGGAATCGCGGCGTCCTGGTGAGGATGGGGACGGCATCTTGGAGCACCTCATAACGCTCATAGAGGTCCTTGTTGTAAATGGCGTTTTGCCGATGCTTGTCGATAATTCGATAAAGCAATTCAGGAGTGATCCCCGTTTCCCGGATCGCCTGGATTTCTGCCGTGTAATCTGGATAAAGCTGGGTTTTTGTCCGCAACCTTCTTCACTCCTTTCTTTGGCGTCCGCGGCGGCTTCACGTTCGGGAGCCGGCGGTCGAATAGGATTTTCCCGTCGTATGTGCGGGTGAGGCCGCAGCGGACGCACACCTCGACGTCGTTGAATTTCCGCCACTGGTGTCCGCATGACATAGGCATCCTCCTCAAATTCTATGAGCCGACGTCGCAGCGGAGCTGCCATACTGGAGGGGCTCCGTGCCGTAGCGCAGGGCGTCCATCAGGTGGTTGTCTGCGTCGACTGGCTTTTGCAGCGACCGGCCGAATTTGTCTTTCTGGTACTGGTAGTTCGATATTTCCTTAATCGTGTTCACGCAGCGCTTGTCGATGATGATGTCGTACCCCTGCAAGAACTGAATCCCGTAATTCACGCTGTTCGGGCCCTTTATGGCGGGAACGGCGTCGATATCGTATCGGCATAGGTCCTCGATGTTCAGCGGCGAGGCGCTGTCGCAGGTGACCCATTCGCCCGGGAGCATGCGCGGGCGGAGCTTCTTCGCCAGATCGTCGTTGAGCATATGGGTCTGATAAAGCTCGTCGAAAATATAGATTTTCTTCTGTGCCTGCTCCACGTCGAAGCTGATGAAAGCGTTCGGGTCGTCGGAAAATCCGAAGTCGAGGCCGTGGTATCTGTTCGCAAAGTGGGGAATCTTGTCGGCGAGGTCTTCCACGGTCCAGTTGTCGAAAACGATTCCCTCGACGATTCCCCAGTCACCGAGGCCGGCCACGCGGTAACGCTTCGGCCGGTTCTGCTTCATGTCCTCAAAGAGCTGCAGGTCTCGGGCGTCGAGGAATTCGTTGCACATGTAGTTCGTCGTCTTTGCGAGGATGTCGGGGCTCTTGACATCAAAAAAGCGAGCCTTCAACCAGTGAAGCTCGTTCCATGGGTTGAACGTGAGGGTGATCTGCTTGAACAGTCCCTCCGTTGTCCGGCCGCGGATGCTCTCGTCGAGGATGTCGAAGTCCGCCTCGTTCATCACTTCGTAGGCTTCTTCAATCCACATCCAGCAAAGGGACCCGACCCCAGCCGCGATGGACGTCACCTTCAAAGGATCGTCGAGGCCCCGGAAGAATATCTTCTGACCGGTCGGCTTGTAGGTCATTTCCATCGGGCTCTCCGTGACCTTCCACCAAGCGTCGACGCCCAGGCGGTGGATCGCCCACTTCAATTCCGTGAAGCAGGAGCCTTTGAGTGTGTTGCCGGTTTTGCGGATCACGAGCGTGTTGGCCTGCGGATATTTCATCATGTTCGTGATGAACCAAAGCGCCGTTGTCTTGCTTTTTTTGCTGGCGCGGCTGCCCTTGCACACCCGGTAGCGGCCCTTGAAATGCCAGAAGTCCGCATATCCGCCGCCGATTACGTCAGGAAGATAAATCCGGTTTTCCGCTGCCACAGTCTCCGCCTCCTATTTCAGGTCGCCCTCCCCGGTGATTATGACCGGCGCGGCCGTCTCGGTTCCGTCTGCCTGCTCTTTTCCGCCGGCCTCCTCAACCCGGCCGGAACGCTCCAGCTTCGTCGCCTCCGTCAGGAAAGAGAGGATTTCTTTTGCGGTCATGTCCTGAACCGGAAGCTGTTGTAGGGCGTTCAGGGCTTTGGCCTGGAGCTGCATCGCTATCTTGATGTGGCGGTCAGTCATGTCCTGGACGGCCTTCACAGCCTTTGCATGGGCCTTCTTTTCGAGGTCGTTGTCATATTCCCGAGTGCGCTCGACCCACTTCCACAGGCGGCTCCAGCGTTCGATAAGTGCCCTACTTTTACCTAACTGATCCGCAACCTTGCGGAGGCTGCGCTCGGGGCCCATGTCGCGGTAGATTGAGAACGCTTCAAATGCCTTTGTACTCTCGCCTTTTTGGCGCTCCCACGGCTCTGTGCCATTCTGCGGCATATTCCTCCCCTCGCTTACGTTTCTTTATCGCCTCCGAGCAATCCGTTCAGAAGTTCGGTGTTGTCGACCTGCGCCAGGTCCTCCTCGGTTTCCACTGTTCCGATGTCAGACGCGGCCTGCTGCGGGTCGCCGTTGCTGAAAACCAGCACGTTCCGGTGGGATTTTCCGAGCTTTCCCTTTGTTTTGGCGAGATATGTTTTGATGTCCTGCTGGGCGAGTTCCGGCTTGGAGTAATCAAAAAGGCCGCTTTCGGCCGGGTCGCCGTTGCTGAACATGAGGACGTTTTGATGAGCCTTGCCAAGTTTCCGGCTGTTGGCCATTTGTTTTCCGGCTCGGATGGGAAGACTGCCGAACGCCATAATGAGGATCGCCTCGTTGTAGTATTCGAGGCCCGCATCGCGGAACGCCTGGACCGTATCACCCACAAAATTCCTGTAATTGCCCTTCGCGTCACGAACGTCTCCGACAACTACGCAGGCGAATCGGTTCGGTTTTAGGAGAGCGGTGCTCTTGCGGATGATCTCCCGGTACAGCCGAATGAACTCCGGGTAATCCTTTGTCGAGAGGTCCGCCGGGTCGTCGCTGTAGACTTCCAGGTCCGCGTAGGGGGGGACAGGTGAACAGAAGGTCGTATTTCCCGGGTGCAATGGTGTCGATGTTCATGCTATCACCGGTGATCCAGCGCGGATCGGGTGCCTTCTCCCGAGCGCCTGGGTCGTCGGAAAGGACCGTCTTGTCGATGATCTCCTTCCAGTTCTCCATGTCGGCGTCGATCTGCCGGCCGGAAAGGTCCACGCCCGTGTAGCTTCTGCCGGTGAGTGCCGCCACGATCCCGCGGACGCTGCCGCCGGCGAACGGGTCTATGATGCTGCCGCCCTGCGGGCAGAACCATCGATATGCGACCTCGCAAAGGACCGGATCAAACATTGAGGTCCCGCTTTGTGCCATCTCCTCCGGGAAAAGGTGGGCGAATTCGTCCCACGAAATTTTGTGCCCGATCTTGGCCTCGTAGGCGTTTTTTGCGGCGTAGGTGCTGGGCGGCTGGCTGCTCTGCGAGAAGGTGAGGCCGCCGTCCGTCTTGTCGTCGTCGTTCCCGCGGCCGAGCTCTGATTTGATGCCCAGTGCCTTCCACGCCTTTTTCCGTTCGGCCCACTGGCCGGCGCGGGCGTCCAGAACCGTGAACGGGGATACAATGAATCGCTGCTGCAAGGTAAGGGCTGCCTGCCGCTTTGCCTCCTCGTCGTCATTTTTGTGCTTCTCGATCAGGTCTTTCACCTGGTCCGCGGTGTAACCTGCGAGCTCCACGTCGATGCCCGACGTCTCATCCGCCATCTCCGCAAGAAGCTCTGTGATCTGTCCTTCGTCCATGACGGCGAGCTCTGCGATGCGGTTATCTGCCATCAGGTCCGCGAGCTCCGCTTGGTCACTTTCATAGTCCTGATACTCCACTGGCGCCTGGTCGCCGACCATCTGTGCTACTTCGTACCGCGCGTGTCCCTTAACGATGAACCCCGACCGCCGGCTGACGGTGATCGGCGCGCGCCACCCCTGTTTCTGAATGATGTGCGCCAGCATGTCGAGCTGTTCCTTCGGGTGTTTGTTCGGGTTCCGCGGGTTCGGCTTTAGGTCCCCCACCGCGACCAGTTCATCAAACCGGCAATAGACGGGTATGTCGCCGATCATCGCTCTGGGGGTTATGCTCCGGTTCCCGCCGTCCTGGTTCGAGCCGTTCTTTAGCACAACGATGGAATGGGCAGTAAATGATGGGGCCGATCTCTGTTTTCCAGACGCATTCTCGGCATTCCCAGATGTTTGCTCCATGGTCCACTCTCTCCTCCTCCCGGCATGGAAAAAAGGCCGCGCCCTGTTTCTGGGTACGGCCTTTCCATATTTTTTCATCGTAAATATGATAACACGGGTAAATTGCAAAGGTCTATTGCATGTTTTTTGCGCGGAATTATTTCAGGGCGTCGGCCCCGTATAAACGCACCGCGAGACGCTGCACGAGGCGCTTCCGGTTCCGCCAGACGGTCGTGGTGTCGCACGGAATTTTGTCTGCGACCTCCTCGTCGGTGAGGTTGTCGACGTACCGGCCGGTCACCGTCAAATAGTAATAATCGCCCGATATGGTCTCCATCGCCTTTTCGACCGTTTCGACCTCGTACTCGTCCGATGCGATGGTGGCGGTGATGTCCCGGACCACCGCTTCGAGCATTTCGTCGGGCGACAGCCGCGCGCCGCTGCGGGTGAAGCGCACGATAGACTTGCTGCGCTCCGGCGTCCCGTACTGCTTCAAATCCGCGAGGCGCTCCTTGTCGTCTGCGATCTTCTGTTTCAGGATCGGGAGAGCGTACAGCCTTTTTTCGGTCGCCTTGAAGGCATCCCTGGCCGTTCGCTCTGCCTGGATTCTGCCGGCCTCTACGGCCTTTTGGATGATTTCTTCAATTTTCTGGCTTTGTGATGCTTTTGCCATTGAACCGCCCTTCCCCCTGTGATATAATATTTTTGGTTTTGGGCTGTCTCTCCTCCGGGGGAGGCGGTCTTTTTTTATTCGATTCCCTCCAGAATGAGTAGCGTCCCCTTCCTGCTGATCGGGACGCGCTGGGGTTTGATGTCCTCCGGCGTTATGTACTTCCGGCCGAACCGCGCCTTCATATCGCGCCAGTCTTCCCATGCGACCCTGTAAAATTCCTGACCGCCGAAAGATAGGAGGACGAAGCAAACGGCGCCCATGTGGCTGAATTCCTCCAGCTTCGCGGCCTGCTCGCGGGTCACGCGGTCCTGCTCGATGCGGCCGGCCGACGTGAATTTCGCCTCAAACATCACCGCGCGGCCGTTCCGGAGGACGCCCTTGTAATCCGGCTGGGCCTGCTTGACGTAAAATGCCACGAACTTCCCGTTGCCGAGGTCCTTCGTCGGCTGCATGGGCTCCGGCGTTTTCTCGATGTACGCCTCCTTCCTCTCCGCGTAGTAGGCGCAGGCGGCGTCGATGAACTCCTCGAAAAACCGGCCCTGTGCTCTGCTGACGGCGCCCTGGTACTGCCGGCGCGGGTCCTTCGCCCTGATCGGCTGCCTCAAATACTCCATCCTTCGTCCTCAATTCCTTTCCTTATTATATAGGCTTGTTTATCGGCTGTTGCGTTAATACCATTCTCCCTTGCGGACAATCCAAACTGGGAACCAACCAGGTTTCCGCCTGCCATCAATCCGTTTTGTAAGCGGCTCATCCCTGTGCCTCATTCATAGTTTCGTCTATGATTTCCCGCGGCGCCGGTTTTCCATAGGATTCTTCGACTTCAAGTTCGAGCGCCCGTTTTAACACATTGCGCTCCTCCTCGGCCTTGTACGCTATATCGGCCCAGCGGTTGCACTCGTCAACCAACTTGTGCATTTCGGCGTCGATTCTCTCCACCTCGTCGCAGAGAGCGGGCACCCACTGGCGGGCGGCGGCGATAAATTTCTTGTTGTCGTCGCTCGTAAAATCACCGCATATTTGATTCCCGTTCCAATCATCAACCGAGTATCTGTGAAGGCTCCACGGCCCCGACGTCGCCTGATCGGTCACGGCGCGGATCGCTTTAATGTCAAGCATGGTCCGCCCTATCTTTCTCGGCCTCGGCGGTTTGCCCTTTGCCTATATTCCGCAGAATCGCCTCGATGTCGTCCTTAATTTCCATGTTCAGCAGGTGCTCGATCAACAAATTCGCTCCGTCAAGCAGCCTCTGTCTTTCTTCCGGTAGAGGATATTTGATGTCCTCCGTTAAAATCAGGAGGTGCGTCCTGACCTCTTTCAGGTTTTCTATAAAATCGTCCCGATCTCTCATTTTTACGATCCTCCCTTCTTCGGCTTGATGCAGTCGGTCATGCTTTTCGGCCACTCCTGCGGCATGTCCGGGAAAGGCGGCCACAGGGTTTCGATGCTGTTCTTCATAAAAATCGGCGTGTGTGTATCTCTGCACTTGTCATAAACGTCCTCGATCCAGCTCGGGCGCGGTTGATGCTGCCGCGACCCTGGCCCGGTCTGGGCGCCCACGATCACCCAGCCGACCCGCCTGAAAAGGGAAGCCTCCGCCTCGAACGATTCCAGCATCGGCTCGATGCTCACAAAGCTGTGGTAACCTGAACGGGTCCAGACCGGCATCGTCGGCCGTGTCGCGGTGCTTCCGAACCAGTAATTGGGGCCCGTAGGGAGCTGCCCGTTGAGCGCCAGCGCCTCATATCGCCGCGGGTTCTTCGTCAAAAACATGTAGACGTGCTGCGGCGCGCGCTCGCAGGCATTGAAAACCGACCGAATCCATTCGATGGGGACCCACTCGCCGAACAGGTCCCCCATGGAGCTGACAAAGACCAGTGACGGGATTTTCCGCTTGTACGGGTAGTTGAGCGTGTATTCGTGCATCGTCGGGTCGAACCCCCACGGGTACGGGGTGCTGCGGAGATACTGCCCGGTTTCGTCCACCAGCCGGACCGGTTCTGTGACGATGCCAGGGTTTCCGGCGACATGCTCGAATGGCTCCTCTCGCCCTTCCTGGTAATCTTCCTCCGGCCTTTCGCACTGGTGCGGCTCAAACCGCGCGATCTGCCGGCGAGCGTAGCAGTAGGGGCACCCGTGGAGGCACCCCGTCACGGGGTTCCAAGTGTGGGTACACCATTCAATTTTCGATTTATGCAGATTCATAATCACGCCTCCTCAACTTTCTCTTTGAAAAATTTCATGTATTTGTCCGGGTCCAGATTTTTAATGATCTCGCGCACCTTAAATTCCGTGGTCGGGGTGATGGCCTCGTCGTCCTGGTCGTACTCGAAATAGCTTCCCTTCTTGGTTTTGAAGATCACCGTTTTGTGCCATGGGGCCCAGTGATATTCTGGATTCCAAAAAACCGGCCCTTTGTCTACCTTCCGGCGAAATGTAAAAACTTGCTTTGCCTTATCGGTGTCATAGAGCTTCTCGTTAATAATGGCTCTCGTGGCTCTCTCCTCCTCACTTGTTGGCTTTGAAAAACGCCTTGGCGAATCCAGGGGGGTTATTGCTCGTAGATCGGCGCGGGTTAAAGTGGGGTCTGTGTATCCGGTTGAGGATCGCAGTTGCCCGCGTGACGCCCACGCCATCGTGTTGACCTTACCGCTTTTGTATCGCTTAGTGATCTGTTTAGGCATAACGGAATTGGTTTTCCTGGGCTCGTTAAAATATCCCCAGATGTCGGTCGGCTTGACGCCCGGGTCTCCGAATTCCCACTGGCGAAAGGTGAATTTCGGTCTGCCCAGGAACCGGCGGAGCAATCCTACCGGGTTTTCCATCGCCCAGAAGTGAAGGGGTTGATCGAGCGAACAGGTCCAAATAATCCGCAGGCAAGCGTTTACTATTTCAAGACCGGCAGACAAATTTCTGGGGATTGGTGAGCCGTTTTTTGCCAACGAAAACTCGGTGCAAGGCGGCGCCGCGAGAATTCCATAGACGCCATCCGGAGGCGTGTATGTAAGGACGTCCTGCTCCGGAAGTGTTACCAATCGTACATCATATCCGGCTTCTTGGAACGGCCTGCCCCACGCCCCGGTGCCACCGCAAAGGTCAAGAATTATCTTCTCCATCACTCATTCCACTCCCACAAACTTTGATGCCCTGCGGCAGGAACCGGACTGGGTAGCATCTTCACGTTGGCAATCTCCCAGGCATAGCGGCCCGGTGTCCAATCGCCAAAAAGAATTTCCTGCTCGGTAGGAACAAAATAGTCTACAAAATCCGGAGCGTGTCTATCGTTTGTGAGGCTTTCCGCCCCGATGGGGATATGCCTTGCAGTGTCTACGTCCACGCCAGGGTTGTGGACGATGTGCCAAACATCCACGAGTTCTGCCGTGGCAATTATTTTGCCACGCGGCAAAAGGAACCACGTTGATCCCAACCCGGCTCTTTCTAACTCCGTACCAGCCGCCGCATCGAACTTTTCCAGACCTATGAGCGGAATTTTGCAAGGGTCTTTCTTTGCTGCGTGAATTGCTATTGTCCCCCTGTATTTGGTTGGCCACGATCTGGTTTCATACTTCTTGGCACCGATGGCGAGAAGGCTCGCCCACGGCTGCCAAATGGTGATTGCTTTCATTTCCGTATTTCCTCCATCGTTAATTCCTCATCGGCAAGCCAACGGACGCAGATTCTAAAATTATTGAAATCCTCTGTCCATGCTTCTCCGTGGGAATTGTCAATACCAACGTACAACCCGCCCTCAACCGTGTAAAATTTGCCTGTTGGAGTTCTTTTCATGACGATGTTCTGAGCTGCCTCCGGAGTAACAAATTTAATCCCATGTTTTTGGGCTATGGCTTTTTTGATTTTTGTAATAATGGTCATATTGCATTCATGTCCCTTTTCGCGTCATACTCCTCTGCGTCATCCACTGTCTTGATCCCCCGAACGAAAAAGTTCCGATAAATCCCGTTTATGTACCGCCACGTCACGTTTCCGCCGGCCGTCGCCTGCTGAAAGGCATATTCCGCGAGGCGCTTTTTTTCCTCTGGGAAAATGCACTTTGTTTTCCCGTCCGGCCCGGTCTCTGTGCCCCTGATATGGTGGAACATGAAAACGATGTCTTGCTGGGAAGGTTGCCGGCCGGCGTACTTCGTGAACAGTCTGTCGGTGAAGCTGGTGACTTCGCGTTTCAGCGCCTCCGTCACCCCGAAATAGTCATTGATGTCTTGGAGGTAATCTGATAAATCAACGTCTTCCGGCCCGGCTGGCGGCTCCTCCGGTGGCGGCGGGGGCGGTGCGCCCCCTGCTCCCATATCCCCGGATTTACTGCAAATTTTGAGGTCAATGTGGTTCATGTGGTATTGGCTTGGGCTTCCCTTTTTGCCCTTCTTGAACTGAATCAATCCGGCTTCGAGAAGCTCCTTTTTTGCCCGTATGACGGAGTTTTCGCTTATATTGCCCATCGTGGCCATAAGCCTGAAATTGCTTACTGCGAACCATTCCCGCCACCCGCACCGATTGTCGATGGACATCAGCTTATACCAGAGGAGCTGTGCCGAAGGCTGGAGATCGTTTATTTCCAGCCATCGCTCGAAGGCGTTGATTTCGGCGATATAGTTCAGAGGTCACACCCCCCTTCCGCTCGAAGTGTGCAGGGTGTTACTCCATCGCCACCGTGCTTCCGTTTTCCCCTGCTGTAACCGTGATATTCTGCTGGAACCGCGCCTTCATGGTGGGGTCGTGCGAAATTGCGAGGATTCGCATGTCGGGGTTGCGGGCGGCCATGTTGGTGAGGGCGTCGGCATACGCTTCGGTGCCGTCGGCGTCGAGGAATGGCGGCTCGTCGATAAAGAGCATGCCGAGCTGAACTCCCGCGCGCCGCGCCTTGACGTCGGCGAGACCAAGCGTCACCGCAAGGCTGATCTTTACCTTCTCCCCGCCCGAGTGGCTGTTATAGGGGCGCGCACCGCCGGAGATCGACGTGATCCAAACCTCCAGACTGTTGACGATCTGCTTCGTGCTGCGCTGCTCCGTCTCGGTCCGAATGTCGACCGCCATCCGCCCGCCGGTCATGGCTGCGAGGATGTCGTTCGCCCTCCGGGTGATCTCCGGGACGATGCCCCGGATAATCATGTGTTGGATGCCGTCGAGGCCGAACGCCTGGACCAGCGTCACGTAGTCGTTGAGTTTTGAGGCGATGGCCTCGTTCTCCTCCCGGAGCTCGGTGATCTTGGCTTCCGCCTCCGCGATGGTTTTCAGCTTAGAGCTGATCCCCCCGCGCCGGCCGGCGATGTCGTTGATCTCCGTGTTGAGCTTCTCTTTCTGCTCCTGCAGGGCGGGAAGCGGGCTTTCGCCCTGGGGAAGGCGGTCGAGCAGTTCGTTTGATTCAATGAGCGTTGCCGCCTGCTGTGCTTTGAGGTCTGTAGCCTCTGCCTCTAATTGCTGCACCTGCGGCCCCAGCGCCTCCGCCGTGGCGGCCGCCGCCCTGCATGCGGGTAATGTGTCGGCGAGGGTCTTATTGTCCCGTATGGCGTCCCTGTGGGCCTCCGCGGTTTTGGTGGCGTCTTCCAGGGCAGGCAACTGGCCGGCGATTTCCTCCCGCCGCGCCGCGATCAGCTCCCGCTTTTCTTCCAGGTCCCTGATCTGCCGGTCGATTTCCTCGGTTTTGGCGACTGCTGCCTCGATTTTCCCGGATATGGAGGCGGTTTCTGCGGCCTCGCGCTCCTGCTTTCCGAGGGCCGCCAGTTCCTCCCGCGGATTTCCGAGGGCGTCGGCGGCCGCGACGAGCTCTTTGATCTCCTGGTCGGCCTCGTTATACTTGGCGCGGTCGTCCGCTTTGGTCTGGTCGAGCTGGGTCTGAATCGCCTGGAGGCTCTTTTTCGCCTCCACCGCATCCGCGAGGAATGCGCAGGTGGCCTGCTCTGGGAACGGGCACCGGCTGTCGGAGAGAAGTGCCGCCTTTCTGGTGGCTTCGGCGAGCTTACTGTTGAGGCTGCCGATCCTGACGCGGCTGTCGGCGACAAACTGATCCCTGGCGGCCTTCGCTTCGTGAACCCTGTTCTCCAGGCGCTCCCGGTCCGCCAGCTTTTTTTCAATCTCTGCGCGCTTTTGCCGGATGTTCTCCAGCTTTTTGGAAGCCTCGCGGGCCTCCTCCTTCCGGGCGATCAGGGTGGCGAGCGATTCTTTTTCGTCCCGCAGGCGCTTGATGGTGCGGGCAGCCTCCTCGTCTTCGCCGGAAATCCTCGCATCCTCGCCCTTCGCGGCCCTGTACTGCTCCTCTTTGGGGGCGAGTTGGTCCAGTTGTGCGCGGGCGTAGGCGACGGCCTCCGCGGCCTTTTCCGCGCTTTCGAGGGCCCCGGAGAGCCGTTTCGCATTTTCGAGCTTGGATTTGGCGTCGTCCGCGGCGTCCTGTTTCATCCGCGCCTGCCGGCCGAATCCGGCCGCTTCCTCCGCTTTGGCTTTGGCCTGGCGCGCGATCTCCTGGCGCATGGTCTCCTCGCGCTGGGCGGCCTCGACGCTGCTTTCGACCGCGTGGAGCGTTTCGGACTTCTGCCCTGCGTCCTTTTCCAGCTCCGCAGCCTGGACGGCGAGTGCGGCCTTTTCGGCGACCTGATCGGTGAGGACGTTGATATGCTCTTTCACCGCCGCGATGGCCCGGCGCTGCTCCGTGGCCTCCGCTTTGGCCGCATCCTCCATCCTGGTGTAGATGTCCAGGCCGAGAAGGGCGCTTAGAACCTCCATCCGGCGGTCGCTGTCTGCCTCCAAAAACAGGCCGTAGGCGTCCTGCCTGATCAGGGCGATGGAGCAGAAAGTGTCGCAGTCCATCCCGAGGAGGCGCTCGATCTTCGTCTGGGTGAGGCGCATCGTGGTGTCGCTCTCGTCCTCCCACTCGCCGGTTTCTTTGTTCTTCCTGTGGAGGGCGAGGGTCCCGCGGCCCGATTTCGTTCTGGTGCGGACCACACGGTAATCGGTGCCGCCCATCTGAAACTCGAATGTGATCGACCCGCTTTTGGTCCCGTCTCGGACCCATCCGCCGATGTCTTCCTTGCGGCTCTGTTCGTAGAGGCAGTCTGCAATCGCGTCCATGAACAGGCTGCTTTTCCCCACGCCGTTGCTCCCGTTCACCATCGCCATGCGGATGGGCGTGAAGCCGAATTCTGCCTCGGTATAGCTCCGGTAATTCGTGACCTGGATGTTGAGGGGAGTGAAGGCACCGGCGTGGCGGGAGGCGTCGCGCCCATCGTCCGCCTGCTTGATGATCGGAAGGGCGAGGGCCGTGATCCTTTCGGCGACCGGCCCCGTGATTTCGTTGACCTCCAGCCACCGGGCGAGGGTTTCCGCCGGTCCGTCGTGCTCCGTGATCTCGTCCCTGGCGTCGAGTGCTTCGACGTCCTCCGGGAGAATCTCGGCCGTCCAGAAGGCGCCGGCCTCCATGATCCGTTTCTGGAGCTCAGCGCGATTGAAGGCTTTTTCCTGCTCGGCCGTGCAACTATACCGCACCCGGACGATGGCGGCCTTCGCTTTTTCCGGGGGCGTGACCGTGCCGGCGCTGATGAATTCCGCCACCTGCCCGGCGCCCATGCGCATCGTGTAGTGGTGGCGCTCTGGGGTGTTGATGAACCGGCTCTCTACCGTACCGTCTTCCGCCAGTTCGTGAATATAGAAGCCGTGGGCGCAGTCCTCGTCGTTGAAATTCAGTTGGTTCACCGACCCGCAGTAGAACGCCGGTGTGTTGCATGTGAGGCGCTGCGGATGGTGGATGTGGCCGAGGCAGGCGAGGTTTACGTGGGCGCTGTCGATGGTCGTGGGCGTGAGAACCACGTCCTGCCCTGCGAGGAACGTGCTGCCATTGTCGGCTTCCGCGCCGGCAACCGTGTAATGTGCCACGAGGATCGCCGGCTTCCCGGGGTCCACCTGCCCGCCGAGGCCCAGAAGGACGTCGTTGATTAAGGCGGTAGCGTTGCGGTTTTCCGTCTCCTTGTCAGCTCCCGGGCAAAAAAGGCGGAGGCGCCCTCGGTCAAATCCCGGAAGCGCCATGATCTGGACCGGCCCGTCGTTGGTGTGGATCGTTTCGACCGCCGGCTTTGTGTAGATGTGGAGGTTTTCCTCGTCGCTCGTAACCTCCATGAGAGTGTCATAGGCTCGGGGGTTGTCATGGTTTTCGGTGCCGAAAAGAAGCACCACGGCCTGGCTGCTCTGGCAAAGCGGCCGGATGAACCGCGTGATGGCCTCGTTCACGTCCTCCAGCACCGTGTCGGCCCAGACCCGCGCGCGGTTGAATAAATCCCCGGCGATGATGGTAACCTGCGGCTTTTCGCGCGCCGCGACCTCTGCTATGTAGTCCATGCAGCGGAGCGTGTCCTGTCGGCGGGCGTTTTTGCCGTCCCGCACCGGGCCGTTGAGATCGCCGAGGTGGATGTCTCCTGTGTGCAGAATTTTCATCGTCTCGCACCTGCTTTCTTCTGGCAGCCGGGGCAAAGGACCCGGCCGAATCTCTTTTTGCTGAACCCGGCGATTGCCTCCGGGCTCCAGTTCTTTCCGTTCTTGCCCTGGCTCTCGACGATCTTCCTGCCGCAGTCGGCGCACTGGAATTCTTCGGTCTGTCCGCCCCATCCGCCGCCGTTGTCGGGTCCGGGGTCCTCGCCCCACCCCTGCGGCTCGTCGTCCTGCGGCGGCGCATCCCACGGGAGGGGCTCCTGGTTCTCGTCCGGGTACTCGGGAACCTCCGTGGCGGGCTGCTGCGAAGCGGCCGGCGGCAGGGAGGCTCTGGTGGTGGGCTGCTCGAAAAGCATCCCCATCGACTGGAGGTAGTTGTTCGCTACGGCCTCCTTAACCTCCGGGGCGTCAAGATTCGGAATGACGTGGGCGATGATAAACGGCTTTTTGAGCTCCGCCAGCGTATAGTTCCCGGCGAGGCCGAGCGCCGACCGGATCGCCCGCATGAACGCCTTGCTTTCCGCCATGGCGTACCTGTGCGGTACGAAGCGGTTAAACTGGGCCTCACTCATGGACTGCTTCTCGATGGTGCAGTCGATTTCCTTCGTGGCCTTCATGATGCGGAAGCCGCCGGACGGGTCCGGGACGCGGATCGTAACCGTCACCGCAACGTCGTTGACGTGCGGGCAGTCGCCGCAAACCCGCGGCTTCCCGGTAGCGCGCGCCATCTCAATGCACCGTTGGCATCCGTCGGTCCGAACCTGATCGGTCGACACGATGCTGATGTTGGCCGCGGCGGCCAGCTTCATGCCGCCCACCTTGGTGATAGCGAATTTCTTCGTGAGCTTGTCGTAGTAGATGTCCTTGCTGGTGCTCTCGTTGGTATCGAGGACGACGGTGTTGACCATGATCTTCTGCAAAGTGCTGGACGCGACCATGGTGGTCACCGGGACCAGCACGTTATATTTATCCCTGGGGTAATTGTTGAGCTGGATGATGCTGCTTACGGTTTCTTCCATGCCAATTCCTCCTTTGGGCCTTGACAATTTCGGCCCGGGGTGATATTATTCGGGTGAGTTAATTTCCTGATTGCCGTTCCCGATTGCTGCGGGGGCGGCTTTTTTCGTGCCTATCGACGAGCCGAGGAGAAGCATGTCGTTTATGGTTTCTTCGAGCTGCCGAAGGAATGAGATCGCGCTGTTGAAGTCCGCGCGCTCGGTGTCGTCGATCACCCCATCAAAGGCGATCCGTTCGAGCCGGTCGGCGACCTCCTCGGCGTCGGTAATCATCCGCTTGACGCGGAGCGTGGCAAACGGGAGGGGCCGGTCTGTTGCCGCCCGCCCGGTGTTCCTGCCGATGGGACAATCGGAGCAGTAGCGGAGCATGATGTCCGGCCGGCCGTAGCCTTTGGCGTATTGTACGGCGTCCGCGGGTTCCACCGGAACCTCCCCACGCTCGTGCCGCCCAATAGTCTCCTGGGAATAGGGAACCTTCGTCGCTGCGGTGCCTCTGCTGTGGCAGCCGGCGCTCAAACGTGCCTCACGCAGATATATAGGCCCCCTCGAATTTGCGCATCTTGACATTCGTCCGACCTCCAAACCGGATAAAATAGAGTTGTGGCCGGTGGTTAAGGCTGGCGGACCGCCGCCATCGCCTCCGCCTCGTCGGTGATCCTCTGCGATCTGACCAGGGAGTAGATTTCGAGGGCCCCGTCCCCATCGAGGCGAACGCCGTCGTAGGTGCCGTCGCTGTCGCGGTAGATGATTTTGGCCGACCCGGTCCTGATGTTCACGCCGAGCTCGGCGCCGATGCGGGCGACAACCGCGTCGATATTGTTGGTTACGCTCATTCCGCCCTTGTCGAGGTCATGAATCACGACCACGGGCTCCCCGTTGTGCGTGTCGAGCCGGTAGTCATAGTCGGAGCGGTCGGCCTGATCACCCTGGAACGGCTTCTTGTGCTCCGCCTGCCCGCCTCCCCCGATCTTCCGCCAGCAAACCGGGCCGTACCCGCGGCCGATGCTCTCCGGGTCTTTCAGGGTCCTGTTGCATCTTTCGCATTTAGACATGACTGTTTCCTCCAATCTGCTTTATTTGCCTTGCTGCATAAACGGCATTTTTCGTAAGCTGGCGCTGCCACGCGCCTTGTGATGGGGCCCAGCGAAACCCCCGGCTTTTCAGTTCCCAGCGGAGCTCGTCGTCCGGTTTCTCGTCGAAAAAGATTTGAAGGCGGTTCTCCTCCTGGCTCGCAACAACCGAGCCTCCGTCAAACGTCCAACCCGCCGGTGGCTGCTCCTTCCGGCTTTCCAGCTCCGCGATCCTGTCGCACACCCGCTTGATGTTGGCGTTGTTGTTGGAGAGGGCCCAGCTTTCAAATGGTCGCGGGTCCGTCCTCCACGAGCTGTTCATGTCGGCCTGGAGGCGCTTCATGGCGTCCTCGTTCAGCAGCGGGCACCCTTCGAGGGAGCCGTGCTTGCGGAAATAGGCGTTGACGTCCTTCATGAGCTTCTGGTCGGCTTCGAGGGCTTCGAGCTTGGATTTGAGCTTCTGGACCGCCTCCGGGTCGTCGCTGCTGATCCCGCCCGTCCCCGTGCTGCGGATTTTATCGAGGAGACCCTGGATGTAATTGAACTCCTCCATGTTGTGGCCGCGGGCGGCGTTCTGCTTCTCCTTTGCCCGGACCGGAAAATTCGATCCCCCGGCGATCATAATGGACGGCACCCGCGCGTCGATGCGGTTACTCTGGTTGAGATTTTCCGCCAGTTTGCGGGCATAACGGTCGAGGAGGTGGTCGATTTTGTCGTAATACATGGGGTCCACTTTGGCCTTCTGGGCTTCGGCTATTTCGGTCGCCTTGTCGACGTAGCTGTGGTAACTCTCCGTCGCGCTTCCCGGTATGTAGTCAGAGAAGCTGTTGGCCTCTTTCGCCCGCCGGGCGGCCTGCTCGTCAATTTCATAATACATGGCTGCCCTCCCGCACCCGCGGCGGCTCCGCGGTCTGCCCGACAAAGCAGTGGCCGCAGTAAATCCAGCGATCTCCGCTCTGGACGAAGGTGCTGAATGTGGGGTGGAACCGGCCCTGGCTGTCAAGCTCGTGGCTGTAAGGCTCGCCGCACTGAACGAACCCGGTTTTGTTGGTCACCGGCGGGACGCATCCCAGAAACTCGTCGACGATCTTTTCCTCGACATAATCCCCGGGCCGCGCCGTCTTCTCGAAATCCCCGGCCTCCTCCCAGTCGGCGTAGCTCACATAACGCTTTTCGGGCTGCGCTTTGGTGCGGCGCTGGCAGTCGCATATTTCCCCAGGATCAAGGCTGGCTCCGCACCTTTCACAAACGTACCTGTGCATCTGTTTTTCTCCTTTCTGGTTTTGGGGTTCGCCCAGGCGTGGAGCTTCCATCCCGCCGCAAAGATCAGGATTATGTAGAACGGAAGCGTGATCTCTCCGCCCGGTGCCCCGCCGCCCCTTGCCGTGAAAATGTCGAATCCGAACATCAGGATTCGGACGGCTGTCTCGGCTGCTGCTAAGACAAGAACCGCCCGGCCGAACTGCCGAAGGGCCTTTCTGGCCCGCCCGCGTCGCTTGACCTCCTGGGCCGCCGGCGTCGCCTGGCAGATGAATGTGATTGACTGCATTTTGTCCCTCCTAAGCGGTCCGCGCTTCAAGGCGCATCCCCTTGTTTTTGGGCTTCTCCCTGGCGGCCTCCTCGGCGGCACCGCAGTAGAAGCGTTCGTCGAATTTCTTCCGCGGAATCCGGCCGGCAATCGTTATGTAACCGTCGGCTGCGAGCTCTCCGTTGAGCCTCTGGATGATCTGGTAGGACTTCGAGCGTGAAAGGCCCGTAATCCGCATGACGTCCTCAACGAAGTAGAACCGGTCTTTGGCTGTCGTCATGCTTCCTTCACTCCCGCTTTCGTCCTTGTCCGGTACTGCTCCATGAACGCGCGAACCCGCGGAATCAGCTCGTGCCCGGCGCAGCGTCCTGTCGTGGTCTCATAGAGGGTCGTGTATTTGACGCCCGCTCCTTCCGCTACCTCCCGGATGGTCATGCCGGTCTCGGCGGTGAAAACCTTCAGCTCGATGCCGAAATCGGTTTTAGGCTTCCTGCGCAGTTTATAATCCACCGTGCTTCCTCCTTTACTTGTTTTTTTGGCTTGTTTCTAATGTTCCCCCGTGATATAATGGGGAAAAATGGGGGTTTAGTGATCTGCGCTATTTCAATCCGCGTCTCCCAGTGGAGGCGGCTACCGATCTGCGCTGAAAAGATTCATGGAAAACTGCATCCCGTTGCCGAGGTGCAGCACGATCTCGGCGTAGTTCTCGTTTGCAAAGAGGTTGCTCATATCGTCATAGGGCTGCAGCGCGGCCCTTTCCCCAAGCGGGGCGAGGACGTATCCTTCCGCCTCCAGCTTGTCGGCGGTGGCGCGCAGCCAGCGGACGGTCTTCGTCCGGGCGTCGAGCTTTTCGCCCGGTTTGACCTGCTTACTCTCCTCCTTTCCGAGCAGAATGTCCTCCTGCTGCTGTTCCTTCTGCGGAACCGGCGAAATTTCTAACATGCCGAACCCTCCTTTCCGTTTCGCTCTTGCTCATCAGGGCCGGACTTCTACCGGCCGACGGAGGCGGGCACGGCGCCCGCCGGGATTATGATTCGTAGCGGTAATAGGTGCTGTTGCACTCGGAATACTCGCATGGCTGCTCAAACTGAACGAACGGCCGGCCGTTGGGGTGTTCGTCGATGCTCACCAGCACACGGGGCTCACCGCATCCGTAATCGCGGTGATTCTTAATCTCCTGGGCAAGCCTCTCTATCTGCTCCAGCGTCAAACTAACCTGTTTCATTGTCTGCTCCTTTCCGCTGGCCGGAGCCGTTAGGCCCCGGCGGTAATGACGTTGCTCAATCTCTCTTGGAGGGCCTTGCAGTATTCCGCCGCACTCTTTGCGTTCCTGTGGTCGGTGACTGCTTGCTGAAATTCCGGGCTGGTCGGGTCGCCTGCGAGCTCCACAATCCTTGCGGCCGCGTTAACCATCTGCTGCTCGTGCTCGCTGGCCCTGTCCTTTGTGAGGGCGATGCAGTCCGTGATGTCGTCGGGGGCGGGAAGCCTGCGGGTGAGTTCATTTTTCTCTGCCGTAAGGCGCTCAATCTCTGCCCGGGCGTTGTCGAGGTCGTTGCTGAAAGTGCTGGCCGCCTGCTGGAAATAGGCGCTGTCCTTTTCAGCCTTCTCGTAACGGTCTTTCATGCTGTAAGCGGCGTCGTCCTCGATGTTGTTTTCTGCATCCTCGAAGCATCCGGCGAATGCGGTCGCTATGTAACTGTCCTGGCCGAGGGTGCTGACGATTTTCTGAATCTTGGTAAGGGCTTCACGCTCCTGCTGCTTCGTGGCGGCCATTGTCATATCCTCCTTGCATTTCTGCTTTCTTTGTCTGCCTTGTTTCTTGTGTGATTTAATAATAATCTCAAATATGAGAATAGTCAAGGCTAATTTCTCAAATTTTCTAAAAAATATATGGAGGTCCCTTCCATGTTTGATGTTCCGTCCATCATCAAAAAAATTGAAGACAAGGGCCTGAAATGCTCAACCGTCGAGAAGGCGCTGGGCTTCGGGAATGGAGCCATCAAACGGTGGGCGACAAATTCTCCATCCATCGTCAAGGTTTATAAACTCTCAAATTTTCTAAATATTCCGCTTTGCGAGTTGCTGGACGAACAATGCCCAGAAACAAAAAAAGCCTCGCCTCCGGCACTGGCCGAAGACGAGGCGAAAGCATTGAAATATTATAAGCAGTTGGATAGCGAGGAGCATCGGGACTACATCAAAGGAGAGATGATCCGGCTGCACATGGCCGAGGAGGCCGAAAAGCAAGATACCGAATTCTCCGACGAACTAGCAAAGTGATCTTTGTCGATTTTATGAACTGGAGGTGCCTCCTGTGAATTATTTCTTCTCCCCGATAAACCTCGACGATTGGGATATTTTCAAAAAAGTGAATGCCGTTGGTTATCAAGACACCTTTCTGGCGACGAAGGAAATGCAGGTCGGCGATGTCGTTTTGTTCTATGTCTCCGCCAACCAGCGGCGGGAACCCGGCGTATATGCCTGCGGGAGGATCGTTCGACTGCCCGAGCTCGTGACCGGGCGCCCGAATGATAAATGCAATGGGAAGGTTGCCGTCGTGGTCTCTTTCCTTTCCGTGCCGCCGCAGGCTCCTCTTATTCCGCTTGACGGGTGCAAGACTTTTCTCTGGCCTTTTGCGAGGTCCCATAGGGTTTCGGACGAAAAGCTTCGCCCTCTCCTGAATGCCTTCCCCGTAATCCCGAGATAGGTGTTGAAAACCTGTTAATAACCCTGTGTAAAAGTGTTAAAATGTTGCTCTCGATTTTTGCTTTTACTTCAAATTTTGAGGTAAAAACGAACTTTTACCTCCACTTATACCTCAAAATTTGCGGCTAATATGGCAGTCATATATAAACAGAAACTTAAACTATATGGTGGTGATGGTGGATAGGCTCGCTTTTCAAAAAACGAGAATATCCCCTGTTGAAAACTTGAAAGGTGGATGGTGTTATGCGCATCGGTTACCTGCCTTGCCGTGGGTGCGGATCGGAAACAAATTGTGCCGATCTGGTATCTGGGTACTGCCCGAGCTGTGCCCGGGCTCACGCGGTTGCCCTGGCCTCCCTCCAACGCGAGTATGAAGGCGCCCTCGCTGCCGGCGATCCGGCCGCGGCAAAGGGCGTTGGGGAGATCATCTCCTCCTACGAAAAGTCGGAGGGGCTCCGCCTAAAGGACGCCACGCACGATCTGTAAATTCTCCCGGGGCTTCCTCGGGATCAAAAGGGGATAGAACAATGAAATGTCCGAAGTGCGGCTCGGAGAACGTGTCGGTTCAGGTCATAACGATCTCGAAGCTGGTCGACAAACATCACGGCATTTTTTGGTGGCTGCTCGTCGGCTGGTGGTGGCTCTTTATCAAGTGGTTTTTCCTGACCCTGCCGGCGCTGTTGTTTAAGATTTTCGGTCACAAAAAGCAGAAAATGAAGACCCGGCAGAAGAAAATTTGCGTCTGCCAGAGCTGCGGGCACCAGTGGAATTATTGATCGAGGCCGCGGCCCGCACATGAAAATTACATAAATCGGGGTGATCCAGTGCCTGCGTACAAAGAAAAGAATGGAAAAACGTGGACCCTCTCGTTCTACTACACAGATTGGAAGGGGCAGAAGATTCACGCAAAGAGACGCGGGTTTGCGCGGGAGAAGGACGCGAAAGAATACGAGCGGGAGTTCCTCCTCAAACAGTCTAAAAGCTGCGACATGCTGTTCTCCAGCCTCGTGGAAATCTATTTTTCTGACATGGAAAACCGGCTCCGGGCCTCCACTCTCTCGAATAAAAAGTTCTTGGTGGAGAGCAGGATTCTTCCAACTTTTGGAGCTTTGCCCCTGAACGAGATCAAGGCGGACAACGTCAGAAAATGGCAGGGTGACCTGTTGAAAGAGAACCTATCGCAGACGTATTTGAAAACGATCAACAACCAGCTTTCCGCCATCATGAATTATGCGGTGAAGTATTACCACCTGCCAGAGAACCCCGTCCGCATAGCCGGCACAATCGGCCGGAAAAATGCCGATACCATGAAGTTCTGGACGGTCGACCAGTTCAATATGTTTCTTCCATGCGTCCCGAAGCTGCCGGCGAGGGCCGGCTTTTCTGTTCTGTTCTGGACTGGAATACGAATTGGCGAGCTCCTGGCTCTGACCAACACCGATTTCGATTTTGAGAAAAAGACCCTCTCCATCACGAAGTCTTTCCAGATGGTCGACGGCGAGGAGGTCATAACCGACCCGAAAACGCCGAAAAGCCGGCGGATCATCGACATCCCGCAGAGCCTCTGTGACTGCGTGAAGGAGTACATGGCGGCGCTCTATGATTATCATTCCGGGGACCGCCTGTGGCCGTACACAAAGTCTTTCTTCCATCAGCAGATGGCGGCGGGGTGTCAGAAGTGCGGGCTCGAAAAAATCCGGGTCCACGATCTGCGCCACTCACACGCTGCGCTCCTGATCGAGATGGAGGTTCCGATCCTCTTGGTCTCGGAGCGGCTCGGGCATGAAAACGTCGAAACGACCTGGAATATATACGGCCACCTTTACCCGAATCGGCACACGAAAACGGTCCAAAAACTCGATGATTTGATGTCCCAGCGCCAAAATAGCGCCACTGAAACAAAAAAAGACCCTGGAAGCCAGCAGTGATGCGGCTTCCAGGGTTTCTTAATGCTATTCCCACTCGATTGCGGGAGGTTGTTTTGCGGTGTTTTGGCGTGTTTTTCGCTCCGCTCCTCCCTCGGATTCCATGTATTCCGCGGCTTCTTTTGTGGCTCGAAAATTTATCAGCGCCAAAATAGCGCCACGCCCCATCTCTTTGTTTTTGGCCCTGCCTCCCGGCCTCTGGGAATATTATACCACCGTGAGGTAGGACAGCGCAACCCAGCTATTGATCTCTTTCAGGAGTGCCTCCTGGACGCCGTTGTGGGCCGCGATCTGCCCGATGGTGTATCTTTTCGCCCCGACCACGTAATCGGGCACATGCGCCCCTCTGGCGGAGGAGAGACCGCCGTAAACGGCCCCCGCGCGGATGGTGGCGACGGCGCCGACCTTCGCCTCTTTCGCGGCGGCGGCTTCCGTGGCCTTCCCAGGGATTTTGAGAACGTCGCCCGGATGGATCATGTTCGGGTCTTTGATCTGCGGATTGGCGTCGACGAGCGCCTGCGTGGCGATGCCGTTCTTCGAGGCGATCCCGCTCATGGTGTCCCCGGACTTGACGGTATAGGAGCCGGACGTGGGCGCCGCCGGCTGTGCGGCGGGCTTCTGTGGCGCGGGGTTATAGGTGCCGCGGATGTCCCCATCGTTCACCCAGCAGAGGCCGTCGTCGAGCAAATAGGGGTTGTGCGCTCCAGGGATCGTCTTCGTGATGGTCCCGTGGTCGCGTGCCATTTTGCTGGCGGGGATCGCCTTGCTGGCGTCGTCGGTGCTGGAGGAGTAGCAGGTGCTAAATATGACCTGCTCCCCCGCCTTGTGCGCCAGTGACGGCGCAGGCGCGGGCTGTGGGGCCGGTGCGGGCGTCGGCGCGCTGGAGCCTTTGCCGTACCCATTGAGGCCGCCCTTCGTGATGATCGTCGGGTAATCCTTGAACGAGGTGTCGGTGTCGACGTTGCCGCTGATTCCGGCCACCTTTCCGGTGCTTCCGGTCTGCTGCAGGCCGCAGGAGTAGGCCGGGCCGCCGGAATAGTCGGCGAGCCATACGTCGTAGGGCTTCATGCGGGTCGCGTCGAATTTGTTTTTGTAGTAGTCCTGGTTGAGGTAGTTCGCCGCATACCAGCCTTCCGCCTCCATGCCTTCGAGGAACGCGATTGCCATGTCGGTGATAAGAGCGGCGGAAGCGGTCACGCCATGCTTTTGGGCGTAGCGATCACTGTCGTACTCCCAGTCGAAGCAGACGGGGAACACGATCTTCCCCTTGTAGGGGCCGAGGACCTTGCTGAAAATCTCGGCCTCCTGCTTTGCCATCAGCGCGTTGTAGGCGTAGCTGAACCAGTATGCTCCGACGTGGATGCCCGCCGCGAGTGCGCCGGTGATGTTCTCCACGAACCTCGCATCGGCCTGGGAGATGTCGTTGCCGTAACCGGCGCGGATGATCGCAAAATCAATGCCGGCCGCTTTCACGGCCGGCCAGTCGATGTGTCCCTGATGGGTGCTGACGTCGATTCCGTTCACTTCAAATACCCCGCTTTCCGGAGCGTTTCCTGCTCCTCGGCGATGTCGGCGGCGAGATTTTTCGCCACTTCCGTCACCGTTGCCTCGTCTACGTTTTCGGCGTCAGCGATCTGCTGGACGCTCTCCCCGTATGCGAGGGCTTTCACAATCTCGAATTCCTTCTGTTCAGAAATGGTCGCCATGATATGATCCCCTTTCGGTTAATGTGGGTTTTGGTGTTATTTCACGCCGGCGGTATCCGGCGTGGATGCCTCCGCTTCCTGGGCGGGTGCTCCGGCCGTGCTGTCCGGCACGGGATCGGCAGGGGTCTGGGCGGCCGGCGCCGCTGCGCTCTGATTGGAGGAGGCGGGCGCCGCGCTCTGGACGACGGTGACGGCGACCGGTGAATCAACGGCCAGCTTTTTCACCGCCGCCTCGATCTTGGACTTGATCCACTCGTCGACGTTGCCGGTGATGGAATCGAGCGCCGAGAAAACGTCCGTGCTAATGAGTTCCTTCGCCCGGGAGAACGCCGCGGCCTTCACCTGCTCCTTCTCCTCGTCGGTCAGTTTGCCGTCCGCCGCCGCCTCTTTGAGGTCGTCGACGGTCGTCTGGGCGATTTCGAGGACCGCCGTGGTAATGCAGTCCTCGGCCGTGGTGGCAGCCTGTTTCAGGTTCTGGTCCTTGATCTTTGCAGTGACCTCCTGGGTCTTCGCGTCTGCGAGGGCCTTGCCGTAGCGGAAAACGCTCACGACGAAGCCGAGGGCCGCGGCCAGGATGCCGGACTGGATGATGATGCCTACGATGTTTGTGCTGTTCATTTCAGGTTCCTCCGTTAATATAAATTTTTCACGGATAAATCCGTGAGGAAATCTTTTTGCTCGTGCTTCACCTTGCGGGCGTACTCCAGGGCCGCCTCGGTCTCGCCGTTGCTGCGGCCGTTTTTTAAGGCCAGGGCGCAGGCTTCGCCGAGCGCGATACTGGCCCCGACGCCCTTGATGATAAGGACCTCGTTTTTCTCTCGGGCCTTGTCGCGCTCCTCCCTGGTGCTTTCCCGCTTTTCGATCCGCTTCTCAATGCGCCGGAAAAGAAATCCGCTGAATGCGGTCGGAATCCCTATTGCTGCAAGGAGAGCAAGGATCGTCTGAATCGTTGCCACCGTTTCTCACCCCTTCGATCAGGTATAGTACATCCGGCTCCCTTACGTCAGCGGGTGAGATTCCCGGCCCAGCAAGGGTTATGCGTAGAGCCTCCCGGACTACGTTGTCTTGGTCCGGGCTGTCCCCGGGCGTGTATGAATGATAAATGAGATGATTCTGCAGGTTTATCACCCAAGAATCGGGCTCCGGTGCCTGGACCCCGACGGTGCAGTATGCCTTCCAGAGTGTGTCGAAGTCGAACGCCTTCGCATAAAGCTGGCTGTGCCGCATTCCTGTCCCTTCTTGTCAAAAAATTCGGTACTGCGGGCGGCGCTCTCCGAAAAGCAAGTATCGGAGGTAGTCGTCCAGGACGATCCCGACGCCGGCGAGGAAAAACCAGCAGATGCTCGCCTGGGCGCAGATTTGGCCGTAAAAATTGAAGGGCACGTGGGAGTAGTCCCAGACGTGCCACCCGAGGCGGATATTTACGATCCATCCGCAGAGAAGCTCCAGCGACGTGATGATCGCCGTGCCTATGAACATCTGGAGGACGAGGGGTGTCTCCCAGGAAAGGAACCGGTTGATGGCTCCCAACGCCAGGAAACAGACCCCGCCCAGGACGAACATGGTCCAGTGCGAATAGCCGCGGTATAGGATTTCGAGGGAGAAGTAGATCGCGCCCCCGATCAGAAATAGAATCAGGGGCTTTGCCGCCCGTTTCATGCGCCCGCCCCCACGATGGCGTCCATGCTGGTCTTTAGATCGTCGGGAAGCGGGATGCCGTAGTAGATCGCCCGGATTTCGTCCTCGCTGGTCGACCGGTCGATCCACCGGTTCAGGTGGTTGCAGTAGGTGGTATGGTAGAGGACAAACTTGGTCGCCGCCGTTTCTATTGCCGCGATCTCCTCCCCAGAGTACATCCGGCATAGGTCGCCGTCGGCGTGGTACGGGAATTGCGTGGCGCCCGCCTTGATGGCGGTCTGCGCGGCCGTGATGTTGATTTGGTCCTTCTCCGTGAGCGAGAAGTGGGCCGTGGTGCCCGTGGGGAGCGTCACGTCCACGCCGGCATAGATGGTCTTTTCGCAGGTGTCAGAGATTTCGGACAGCTTGTCGGTCCTCGCTTGCGCCAGAACCTCCGCCTTGATTGAGGCGAGCCACGACGCCGGGTCCGCCGCGACGGCTGCCGCGATGTTGTCCCGCCCGCGCACCCGGGACCGGTATTCGTCGTATTCCCAGACCGTCGCCTGCTCTTTCAGTTCCGGGCCTGCCGGCTCCGTGGTCTGGGCGATGTTCTCCCGGACGACGACCTCGGCCTCCCCGGTCGGCAGGACCTCAACCGCATAGGCAGTAGGCTCGATTGTACTTTTTGCTTTCATCGCTAATTGCCTCCTTCAATTTCCTAATGTTGAGATAGGGTTTGACGTGCGCCATGTAGAAGGTCCGACAGTTCACATGTTTCAGCCAGCCGAGGTAGCTCACGACCGCGGCCGCGTCCTTCCTCCCGGGCTTCTCCTTCCTGGCGACCTTCTTGATGCGCCTCCGAAGCCGAAGCGAGATATTCTTCCGGAGGATCGTTTTGTCCCGAAAGAAGCGAAATCCTAAAAAATCAATACCTCTCGCGTCGACAGGGAACACCTGCCAGTTGCCTTTCAGCTCCTGCTCAAGACCTGCCAGAAATTCAGAGATTGCCTTCCTGGTCTTATGGAGGCGGCGTTTGCTGCTGTCGAGGAGCACCATGTCGTCCATATAGCGAACGTAATGGGCGATTTTGAGCTCCTCCTTGATGTAGTGGTCGAGGCCCTGCAGGACGTAATTTGCGAGCCACTGGCTGGTGTAGAACCCAATCGGAAGGCCCGGCTCCGCGGAGAGGATTTTGTCGAACAAGGCGAGCGTCTTCGGGCATTTGATGATCTTCCGAAGCTCCCGCATGACGACCTCCCGCTTCACGCTGGGATAGAATTTGTGGATGTCGAGTTTCAGGCAGTATTTTGTGTGCTTGTGGTCGCGCTCCATCCATTTTTCGATGTACCGCTTCCCGTAATGGGCCCCGCGGCCCGGGACGCTTCCGCAGCAGAATTGATACATCCCCCGCGTCAGGAAGGGCTGGCAGACCAGAATGATAACCCAGTGGACGATCTGGTCCGGGTAAAACCTCGGGCAGGCGATGTCGCGTTCCTTCTTTGTGGCGCCGTCCTTGATCGTGAAGTGGCTGCACGGAGTGGGCTCGAAGGTCTCGGTGACGAGCAGGGTCCTGACCTTCTCCACATACTCGTCGATGTTCGCTAACACTTTCCTGACGGTTCTCCGCCCCCTTTTCCTTTTGGAAGCCATGATTATCGCTTGTCGGATGATGTCGCGGTCGCACATTTGCTCGTAGAGATGCGCCGCTCTTTTCATCACGCTCATCTTCTTTCTATCGTCTCAGGGGCTTTCGCCTTCCGCTACTAACCCCTGCCGTAGCGACATATTTTTGCCAAGAGGCAAGGCCGAGGCCGCTCGTGGCGGCGAGGTGGTGTGCAAAGGGAATAAAGCCATAGAAAGACGCGCGCGGCGGTTCCAGTTCGAATTCGACGGGGCGTTGTTGCAGTTCAAGTAGAAGGGCCCATCGTTCGACCCATCGTTGAGGTTGCCGCCGACCATCGCCGCGCAAATGGCACACCAAATCCCTAATTTATAGCCTCTGGGGGCTGACCGCCCCCAGTCCCCTGTTTTATCCGGTGATGTGAGAAAGACGCGCGCGGCGGTACCAG